AAAAAATCATACAGGTGAATTGCAGAATATATTGAGAGAATGCTTATCATATCTTTCAGGTTTAAATATGAAAGAAGTATTGCAAGGTGATTTAATGTTTCTTGATAAAAACAAAAAGAAGACAACATATAAAACATCATCAGGTAAATCTTAACAAATGATATCATTTAAACCTAATACGATAGTTTATATGGTGCCAGAGAATACACCTCTTGGTCGTAAGATTGTTAAAAGTAAATTAGGTATAGTGTTTCATACAACATACAAGGGTGCTAAGTTTGATAAACTTAAAGCAAAATTTGGTGCAAATGTATCAAAGTTAAGACGCTCACCGAGTGTATGGTTTGATGATGCTAGATATAAAGATGTAACAGGTCAAGCAATAATGACAATTGGTGAAACACAACAGTTTCAAAAGACATTGAATATGGCTCAAGGTTCATTAAAAAAATCAAAAGAGTTGTTGAACAAAATTAAAACAGAAAAGAATACATTGTCCGTAGGTGTTCAATTAAAAACATATCTTAATTCTTTTATAAGAGCTGCTACAGATTTACCAAGTACAAAGGACACGGCAGCACAATTTAGAGAATATTATAAAGAGAGAACACAAAAGGAGGTTGACGCTGTAAAGAAAGACGAAACAAAAGAGAAATATCAAGTTATACAAGATGATGGTCTTAAATTCATTGATAAAAATGCAGGAGCTATATACTTTGCTTGTGCAACATATAAAACTTTACAGACGGCAAAAAAAGTGTTAATAGACAAGTTAAACAAAGCTAAATCAATTGGTACATTTAAAACAACACCAACGGGTTTAGTTGCCACAAATCCAGAAGGATATGTTGCGGTAGATAAAAAAGGAAAGGCAGTTAAATTAGTTGACAGGCTGGAATTTAGTGTACAGAATTTCACCGCAGCTAAAAATTGGAAAGGATAATGAATAAGACATTTAAAAAATTTCAGGAAGATATTGTTATTCCTATTAAAATTGGTGACACGGTAAAAGGTGGTAAGTTTAAGAATAAACCTATCAAAGTGAAAAAGATTAGTACGAATGATAAAGGTGATATTACTATAAATGATAGACCATTATTAAAAGTTAGATTGATAAAAGATACCAAGAAAGAAGGAAGAAATTATAAAAAAGAATATGAAAAATTCCAATCTTCACCTGAACGCAGAGCATACCGTGCTCAATTGGTAAAGTTTAATAGAGATAAAGGTACATATGGTAACAAGGATGGTTTAGACGCTTCTCATAAAGATGGTAAGATTGTTGGTTTTGAGGATGCAAAAAAGAATAGAGGTCGTATAGAAAAGAGTAGAGTAAAAGGTTATAAAGAAAAAGTTTTAAAAAAAATTAAAGAAGCTCCATTAGTTGTTGTTGGTGATAGAAAGTATAGAGAAAGAGTTTTGAGCTATACGAGTGATTTTATTGATAAAACAAAGATTGTGGATATTGATAAAAAAATAGTTAAAGGTATTTTGAAAAAAAAAATAACACATAAGGGTAGGTCCCATAAATTTGAAAAGAAATTAAAATGATACCCTTTTTAATAAAAGAAGGATTATATGATCCAGGTATTTTCAAAGCATTTTTTCTCGCAGGAGGTCCTGGTGTTGGTAAGACTTATGTAACACGAAAAGTTACTGGTGGTTTAGGATTAAAAAATGTTAATTCAGACGCTGCTTTTGAAAGAGGTTTAAAGAAAGCAGGTTTGTCATTAAAAATGCCTGCAAGTGAAAAAGAACCAAGAGATAAAGTTAGAGCAAGAGCAAAAGAGGTAACAAAAAAAGGTTTAGAAGGTTATATTGGAGGTAGTTTAGGTTTAGTGATTGATAGTACAGGTAGAGATTATGATAATATTGCACGACCAATGGCATTATTAAAACAAATGGGGTATGATTGTTATATGATATATGTTAATACTAGTTTGGAAGTTGCATTAACAAGAAATGCTACTAGAGATAGAACAGTTGATCCTGACTTGGTGAAAAAAAGTTGGAAAACAATACAAGGTAACATAGGAAAATTCCAAAGAATATTTGGACAAAAGAATATGATTATAGTTGATAATAATAATGTAAAAGAAGATGTATTAATGAATGTTTATAAGCAGGTTCTGAAATTAGTTAAAAAACCTATGGATAATCATATTGCGAAAAAATGGATGAAAAGAGAATTAGAGAAGAAAAGGAAAAGATAATGGATCAAGATGTACAAAATTTATTAACTTGTTTAAATACAGAAGCGGATAAAATTCAGGCTGCTGTAAAGAAAGAAGATGAAAAATTGAATCTTGCACCTAGTCTTAAAGATTTATTATCTGAATTGTCACAGGAAGCGGATAAAGAGAAAGTTAAACTTGATGATTTTAAAGCAAAACAAGTACCTGAAGAAGAAGCATATGAAATAGGTGCTGACTATGCAAATCATACTAAAGAAGTTACACCTAAAGAAAAACCAAAGAAGAAAGCAAAACCAGTAGGAAGTCAGGCAGATAAAAAAGAAGTTAAAAAGGAAGCAACCACTATTGACAGAACAGTTGAGTTTTTGACAACTAATGTTGAACAAGTGGAACAAACACCACAAGCAGAAGAAATTAGAATGTTAAAAATGCGATTAGATGTTTTACAGAAGCAAATAGGACAGTTAGCTTTAGGAAGTTCTAGTGGTGGTGGTGAAGTTCGTTTAGAATTTTTAGATGATATTGACAGGACAACCGCTAAAGTAGATGGTAAAGTTTTAAAATATCAATCATCAAGTGGCAAATGGGTAGGTTCTACAGATATTCGTAGAGGTCCTTGGTCTAAAGTTGTAGCTAATGGTGATGGTAATACAACAGATTTTACTGTTGCTGCTGATTTAGAGGTAAATAATTTTTTTGTATTTCTTAATGGTGTACATCAAGAATCTACATCAGATTTTACTTATTCTGGTACCACATTAACTATGGGAACAGCTCCAGGGGTTGGAGATAGATTAGTTATAATGTATGCGATAACGATAGGTTAAACAATGAAGACATTAAAAGAAATATTATCAAAGACAACAGGCAAAAAACAGCCTGTGGTGTTTGCTTTTGGTCGATTCAATCCACCTACTTATGGTCACCAGAAATTAATAGAAAGAGTTTTAACTATTGCTAAAAGGGTGAAGGGTAAACCAGTTTTATATGTAAGTGCGACACAAGATAAAAAAAGAAATCCACTTGATGTAAAATATAAGATAAAAGTTATTAAAGCGATATATCGTAATAAAATTCAAATCAATGCTGCTACAGGTAGGGAAAGAACCTTTATGGAAATCCTGACAAATAGATTTGATAAAAAGTATACGGATGTTTATATGATTGCTGGGAGTGATAGAGTAGCGGAGTTTAAACAATTAATTACCAAATATAATGGAAAAGATTATAATTTTGATACAGTAAATGTAGTAAGTGCAGGAAATAGGGATCCAGATTCTGAAAAGTCAGATGAAAGTATTTCTGCTTCCAAAATGAGGGAATTTGCTAGTAAGAATGATTATAACCATTTCAGACAAGGCGTAATGAAAGGCACAAAGGAGAAAGATGCTATGAAATTATTTAAAGATTTAAAAGACAAAATGGGTGTGCGTGAAGATATGTTGGCACCTAATGATGATAATGAAATGAAGGTGATAAGGGAAAATTACCATAATAACGAAATATTTAATATTAATGAATGGGTTGAAAACATTAAAGACCAAACTGTAGGTAAAATTATTAAACGAGGACCAAGTTATGTCCAATATGAAATGGAAGATGGTGGTGTGAAAAAAGCATGGTTACAAGATGTAGTACCAGTTGAAAGTGTTAATGTTGAATTGCAGAAAGAAGATGTTGACCAAAAGAAATTAGTATTACAGAAAAATAGTGACAGGTTAATAAAATTCAGTTCATTTGAAGAAGATATTAATAAAGCGAAGAAAGAACTGGAAAAGGATGTTGATGATCCTGAAAAAGAGAAGGAAGTTAAAGTAAAGAGAAAATTCATTAATAAGACACCTGGTCAACCAGCGATTGCTAATGTGGATGCTTGGACACAAGGTCCAGACCAAGCAAGTCAAATTAAGACATCTAGGAAATTTTCCATTACAACACCTGGTCAAGTGAGAGATTATGGTAAAATGGTAGCAGGTAGAAAGTTCCAAAAATTTGAAGGAACAGAATTGACTGCCAATGATGTAAAAGAGTGGGCATTAGAGGAAACTACTATTACCAAGTTCAAAGACCGTTATGAAAACAACTGGAGAGTGGAATTAGACAAAGCAACAGATAAACTGTTAGCTAAAGTTAATAATTAATATAAATAGTACTACGGAGAGAAAAATGACACAAGCGTATAAAACAATGGGAGAAGCATATAGAGAAATGTATGCTGAATTTACTGATGCTCATATTGGTAAACTAAAGAAAGCATATGCCACTTTAAAAGGTAAGAGATTATCACTTGACAACAATAAAAAATTAACTATGATAGTTAATAAAATGACGAAAGACCAGTTAGTTAAGGTAATGAATGCTGATATTCCTTTTCTTTCCACTTCTGCTATGTCTACATTGGTAATCAAGCACAAGTTGAAATATCCTGAAATTGATAAGTTGAGAGTGAAAGAAGAAGCAGAAGAAGATTATACACATTATCCAGGACAAGTAGACCCTAAAAAAGATAAATCAGATGGTGCTTTTGTTACTGGTGACCCAACAGAACCTATAGAATTTGATGGAGGAGATACAACATCTATACTTAATAAAGCAAATAAAGAAGTAGAACAAGAGCGGGGATTAAAACAACCCCCTCATGTTGAAGCATATAAAGTACCTAGGCAACTGAAAAATCCTAAAAAAGAAGTTATGGTTTCTAAAGATAAATACGGAACAATAGTTATTGACAAGACGGATTGGCCAAAATATAAAGCAAAAGGTTGGGCACTTGCAGAAGAATTAGAATTAACTGAAACATCTTG